ACTTTTCGTAGGGTCGGGCAGTGTTTTGGGCCTATGGTATTAAGATTAAATCTAAACAAGCCGTAAAAACATGAGAAAGTTGCCGGACAAAGTCAAAGAACAACGCGGCACGCTGAAAAAAAGCCGCGTCAATCCGGGCCAACCAATCGCCCGACAAATAACAACAATTCCAATTCCCCCGGCATCATTGCCGGAATCCGCGCATCGTATTTGGTACGACCAATGTACTAATCTTTGCGAAATGGGAATTTTAACGGCCGCCGATCTTGCATTAGTAGAATCGTTTTGCGTCGAGAAAATGAAATACGACCGAGCGACTGAGTTTCTCGAAACAAGCGGACTTAAAAAGCCGGGAGATATGCTCGACTCCACCAATAAGGGAAATACTAAGATGGTATCTTTGTACATAAAGATCCAGAATCAAGCGTTGGCAAACATGATTAAAATAAGTAGTCGGTTTGGGTTCGATCCGGTCAGCCGTACGAGTATTGGAGCGTCGGAGGTCAAGAACGACCCGTTAAGCGATTTAATATGAAAGCAGATAAGGCGCGCAAATTAGTAGATGACTTTATTTCCGAAGGACTCAATCCGGAATCGGTTTTTAGTTCGTGGGCGCGCAAATTAGTAGCTCAACACGTTGCAGACCTGGAAGCGGCAAAGTCAAAAGACTATCCTTACTACTTTGACGAGGCCGCCGCGATGCACATTTTACAATTCTTTGAACACATCCAATTTTCAGAGGGTAATTTTCGAGGGAAGCCGTTCGACTTGCACGGATGGCAGGCATTTACTTTGTGGTGCGTATATGGATGGAAGGTAAAGAGCAATGATTGGCGCCGATATTTTAAAGTATATATCAAAATCGCGCGCAAAAACGGCAAAACCGAGTTTTTATCCGGAATTGGCATCTACGGGCATCGCTTCGACAAATACGAGCGCGACGCGCAAGTATATTGGTTTGCGACCGCCAAAAAACAAGCGACTATCGGATTTAGGAAGCAGCAAGCAATGACGCGCCTTTTGTGTGCGAAATCACCAACGTATTCGAGTAAAGTTCGCGTCTATACTCATTCAATCTCCGACCGCGACGCCAATGGATTTACGTCGTATTTGGGCCGCGACTCAAAATCTGAGGATGGAACAAATCCTTTTTACGGAATTTGTGACGAGTACCACGCTCACCCAAATAACGACATGATGGATGTAATTGAATCCGGAATGGGTGCTCGCAAAAGTCCTTTAATTTGGGTAATTACGACCGCCGGCAAAAATCCGGACGGAGTTTGCGCGACATTTGAAAAAACCTGTAAACAAATCCTTGATGGGGTTATACCGAATCCAGGAATATTTCCTTTGATATTCGATATTGATCCGGATGACGACTGGCAGGACGAGCGAATATGGAAAAAGGCAAATCCTTCGCTTGGCGTTTCCATCTCCTATGACTATTTGCGCCGGGAGCTATCAAAAGCGCTCACAGAAGGAACCACCGCAAAAAACAACTTCCTTACCAAAAATCTAAATGTTTGGGTAACGTCGTTAGATAATTGGATTGATGATGCCGACTGGATGCAAGGAGCGGAGATTGTGACAGAAGCCGAATTGGTTGGCCGGTCGTGTGTGGGCGGGCTTGACTTGGCATCTAATTCAGATACTTGTTCCCTTATTTGGTTATTTCCACCGGAATCCGAAGGCGAAAAAATAAAAATATTGTTCCGGTGTTGGGTTCCCGAAGATGAGGCGATAAAGGTTACAAAGCTTCGCGGATTTCCATATCTTAAATGGATTGAGGACGGCGAACTAATCGCAACTCCTGGCAACGTCACTGATTACGACTATATTTTAAAACAAATTGATGACGATGCGCAAAAGTTTAAAATTCACTCTATTGGGTACGACCGCTATGGCGCCGGACAAGTTTCTAAACGCTTAACTGATTCGGGAATAATGGTATCTCCGTTTGGTCAGGGCTTTTTATCGATGTCGGCTCCCACAAAGGAATTGGAGCGATTAATTAAAGGCGGGCAAATACAGCACGGCGGGAACCAGGTACTACGCTGGATGGCGTCTAACGCAGTAGTTCAACAAGATCCACATGAAAACATTAAGGTTGTCAAAGGTGAAGCGTATGGAAAAGTGGATGGAATTGTTGCGCTCGTTATGGCTCTTGGGCAATGGGTAACTTTTAAGGACGAAATAAACACGAATTACAACGTATTCACGATATTATGATAAACGCAAACAAAGTTGAACTTTTAGGCTATTACGGATCGGATGAAACAATCGCGTTAAGCGCTTGGACTTCCACGAGTCGCGAATTGTCGGACGAAAAGCGCGAACGAATACCGGCGTTAATCAATCAACTTTGGAGCGCCGATCCGGTTCCGCACGGGACGCCCTTCGAAAAAGGAATGGTGCATTTTTTAGTTACTGCCGACATTGCAACGCATATCCACTTTTTAAAGCATCGAATTAGCAGCATAAACGCAGAAAGTGCGCGTTACAAGGAATTGAAGGAAGATAAAGTTTTTGTGCCGGTAGATTTTAAGCACGCTCAATTAAATTATGATGAAATAGCAGATCCGGAGGTTCACGAGTTTTTTGTACAGCAGCCACACGAACCGTATAACTGGGGCAGCGCTTTATCATTATTTAGCAACCTATCAAACGCGCTATACCACGAAGCGGTTAAGCAGCTAACGCCGCAGCTTGGCAGAAAGCGCGCAAAAGAGTCGGCAAGGTATTTTAAATTGTATAACTCACAGATAACCTTTGACGTGATGTTTAATCTTCGATCGTTCCATAATTTCTACACTCAAAGAGCCGACAAACACGCCCAGGTAGAAGTCCGTGAAATTGCCCTACAAATGATGGAATTGATTAAAGGCATTGAAGGCCAACCGTTTAAACACACCTTAAAAGCGTGGGGCGTTTAGTCGAAGCCCGTGAATTTAAAAAGCAATACGATGACGCCTGTATAAACGATCCATACAAGGCGCGGTATTTGATTTATAATGAATTAGAACAGGCATTTTTTGCAAAAAAAGGTCGTAAAAAGTACAAGAATTACGGAGTTTTCCGGAAATGCCTATCTATTATGCGAAAAAACGAACGAAAAAAGGTTAAACGGCTATAATGTTACCCAAAAAAAGCGGTAAAACGTGCAAGATTCTATCATATTTGCACAAATGGCACTATTTGACCAATTCAAGGCCTTAATCGGCTCAAAACCGGAACAGCGCTCGACGTTGTCGAATCCTTCAAGCTGGTTTATAGAATGGCTTAATGGCGGGCCGTCGGTAGCCGGTCAAAAGGTCAATCCGGAAACAGCACTAAAAGTATCTACCGTTTACGCGTGTGTTAGCTTACTTTCTCGCACAATTGCGAGCCTTCAATTAGGATTTTACAGGAAGTTAGAGGACGGCTCCGAAGAGATTACAGGTACTCCGGAACAATACGCGGTTTGTATTGAGCCAAACGACCGGATGACCTCCTACACTTGGCGGAGTACGTTTATGCTTCATTTGATGATGAGGGGTAACGCGTATGCCAAATTGAAGTTTGACCGTACCGGCCGCGTTTCCGGATTTCAAATACTCCATCCGGATTTTGTCGAGCCATACCTTTACAAAGGAAAAATATTTTACAAGAACACAAACGAGGGCGTTAGCGAAACGCTCGACTCCGGAGAGGTTCTCCACATTCGTAACTTTTCCGATGATGGCATCGAGGGCAAAAGCCCGCTAACCTATGCCCGAGAATCGGTGGGGATGGCGCTGGCCGCAAATGATTATGCCGCGGCAATGTACGAAAATGGCGGCGGCCTTCGTGGAATAGTTGAAACGCCTATACCGTTGGATCAAAAGCAGGCCGACTTTATGCGCGAAAATTTCCTTCGCGTGATGCGCAATTATAAAGAAACAGGTTCAATCGGCGTATTGGATCGCGGCGCTAAATTCCAACAAATCGCGCTCAGTCCAAAGGATGCACAATTCATCGAGTCGTCAAATATGACGGTGCGAGAAATTGCCCGCTTTTTTGGAGTGCCGCTCCACTTAATTGGCGACCTTGAACGCGCTACTTTTGGAAATATCGAACACCAGTCAATTGAGTTCGTAACGCACACAATACGCCCAATCGTTAAAAACTTTGAGGACGAGTTGAACCGCCGCGTTATACGGAAATCGGATCGAGCTAACTATTTTTTCCGCTTTAACCTTGATTCACTTTTGAGAGGTGACACCCAGGCACGCGCACAATATTACTCCCAAATGCTAAACGCGGGCGTTATGAGCTTGGACGAGGTTCGCCGCCTTGAAAATATGAATCCGATTGCAGATGGACTTGGCAAGAAGCATTATATCCAAGTCAATATGACCACACTTGAAAATTTACAAGCTCCTAACAATGACTCACAAAAGTAGAACAATATCAGAGGCAGAAGTACGCCTTGCAAACATTGGAGCGCTCGAACAACGCGCAGAGAATGACAATTCAATGAGGATTGGCGGCACGGCTGCAATATTTGATACTTATACTTCGATGGGCTGGTACCTGGAAAAAGTAAACCGTTCCTTTTTTGATGGAATGGACACGTCCAAAACCGCCGCCCTAAAAAACCACGATTCAAATTTAGTTCTTGGCAGAACCGCAAACAATACACTCCGATTAACAGTCGATGACAAAGGACTGCAATATGAAGTTGATTTACCGGACACCCAAATAGGCCGGGACACTTATGAGGAGGTAAAGCGCGGGGATATATTTCAAAGCTCATTCCAATTCACGGTAAAGGACGAAAATTGGAGCGAATTAGATCCGGATGAACTACGCGGCAAAATTCCGGACGAGTGGATAGACCGTGCAATCTACGGCGGCAAAGTACAAGTTAGGGAGCTATTAAAAGGCGGCACGCTTTACGACGTTGCGCCGGTTACGTTCCCAGCGTACCAGGACACAACAGTGGCCAAGCGTTCATTTGAGGGCGCAAAAAAAATAGAAGCTCCAAAAAACCAAAACATAAACATCCGGTTAGCAATTGCAAAAGCAAACGCGGCCGCTTTTTTAAATTCAATTACTTTTTAAAGATGACCTTAGAACAAATCCAAGATCTAAAAAAGCGGCATGACAACGCAGTAGCCGCAATGAAGGAAGCCGCCTCCGCGCTTAACGTGGAAGGACTTACCGATGTCCGCAAATCCGAATTAGAGGCAACATTTGCCCGCGCTGAGAAGGAGCAGGAAGAAGCATACCAATCCTTTCAGCGCAGCCAAAAAGCTTTTGAAGCTGAAAAACGATCAGCAGAGTTATTTTATGAGAACGAGGAGAGAGGAGGCCGCGCAAATGATAAGCGCAATCCTGAAGAGGTAAACGCCGACTTTAACGCCGTTTTCCGCAAATTCTTAATTCAAGGCGAAGCGCGGATGACTGACGCCGAGCGTTCTATTTTGGAAAAGCGCGGTACAAGCTCATTGGTTGCTGGTACAAACTCTTTGGGCGGATATACCGTTCCTGTTAGCCTTGCAAATCAGATCATTGAGTCTATGAAGGCGTATGGTGGCGTTTTGGAGGTTGCCGACATTCTTTTGACGGATTCCGGGAATACCCTAAATTTCCCTACTAACGACGATACAAGCGCCAAAGCGGTACTCGTTGCCGAAGGCGGCGCAGCGACGGTACAGGACACCACCTTCGCACAAGTTGCAATCGGTGCATATATGTACCGCGACCTTGTCAAGTTGTCAAAGGTTTTGATCCAAGATAGCGCATTTGACATCGAGGCGTACGTTGCTAAATTGATGGGTACGCGTTTCGGCCGTGCTGCAAACGAAAGCTGCACAACCGGTACAGGATCTTCCCAGCCTCAGGGTGTTGTAACAGGTTCAACACTTGGTAAAACCGCCGCGTCCGCAACTGCAATCACTTTTGCCGAAATCCTCGACCTTGTACACAGCGTAGATCCTGAATATCGCCGAAACGGTCGCTTTATGATGCACGATAATGTACTTGCATACATCAAAAAGCTGTCAATCGGAGCATCTGACGCGCGTCCTTTGTGGCAGCCTTCCTTTATCGTGGGCGAACCTGCAACAATCGACGGATTCCAATACGTTATCAACCAGGATATGGACAGCACAATTAATACCGCTTCCAAGTTGATTTTGTTCGGCGATTTCAGCAAGTACTTAGTTCGTCAATCTCGCGCGCTTGAAATTTTACGCAACGAGTACTCGTTTATGGGTACTGCCGAGATTGCTCTTTACGGCTTCGCTCGTTGGGACGCGAAATTACTTGACACAGCAGCAGTTAAGCACCTAATCACCGCTTAATTATGACTATTCGCGTTTTAGATAGTTTGGTTGGCCATGATGAGGGCGGCGACTTTGGATATGGTAAAGGCATCCATAAAGACGTACCGGAATCACGCGCCAAGCGGCTAATCAAAGATGGCTTGGCAGTAATTGCCGAAGTCCTAATTGAAGCAGCCACAGACGCAATCGTAAAAAAAGCAACAAAGCGATAAAATGAAATACTTGCCGTCCGCAATAGAGCTAACTTACTCCTCCTCCTTGCCCGTGACAGTCGATGAGGCTAAAACGCATTTACGCGTTACGGGGAGCGCCGAGGATACAATTATAGAAGCCTATTTGCGGGCGGCAATTCGCTTTGTCGAACAGTACTGCCAAATGTCGCTTTTGGGCGCAACGGTAGTTGAAACTTACCGAAGCTTTCCGGATGATGATCAACCGTTTAATTTGACTTACGCGCCATTTAGCGCGCTCACGTCTATTGGGTATTCCATCAGCACAAATCCGGCGACGTTTACCAATTTGGCATCCAGCGAATATGTTATTGAAAAACATACGCAAAGCCAAAGGGGAGTAGTTGTTCCCGTTGATGGATGGAACGCAACCGCAGAGCCATTTCAGGTAAAAGTTACGTACTCGACTGGATATGTGAACGCGGCGGCGGTTCCTGCTAATTTAAAGATTGCAGTATTTTTGATTTTAGCGGACATTTACGAAAATCGCACCGATTCACCTTCGGACGCTGTTATACGCGCGTCCGAGCGCTTTATGTCACCCTATACTCGATTTGTGATATGATGCGCAATAAAAAGGAAACCATTGGCAAATTGGATAGACAAATTACGATTCAACGCCGTGCGTTGGTCGAAAATGCGACCGGCGAACGCGTGGAAACTTGGTCTAACTTGCTAACTGTTTGGGCAGCGGTTATGTACCCAAAAAGCGGAGTCCGTGAAGACGTTACAGAAGGCGCGGTTTATGCAACTAACCGGGCAAACTTTGAGATTCGTAAAACAGACGTAACGGTAATTGATCGTGTTGTTTATAACGGTGACAACTGGGACATAATTCGTATATCCGAACAGGGCAGAAACGATCGTTTAATACTTGAAACACAGGTAACAGAATGAACGAACAATTAGCAAAGGAAGTCGAGGAGCTGTTAAAAGAATTTAGGCAGATAGCGCGCAACGCCAAGCGCGGAACGAGCGCTATTCTAACCAAGTCAGCCAAGCCGGTAGTAGCCGCTCTTTACCGAGCAGCGCCACACGGCCGCAAAGTTCACAAAAGGTACAGCACTGCAAAACTCGTTAAAAGTATGCGAGCGCCAAAGGGCAGAGGCAATGTAGTAGCGACCTATTATCCTGGCAACCTCGCGGCATCGTTTGACGTGCTACGGTTTAGGCAAAGTAAATACGCGGTTTTTGTAGGTGCGAAATTAGCAAAGGGAACCGCTCAGGGCGTTTTTGGGCCATTCGGCAAAACGGATGGATACTACGCTCACATGATCGAAAAAGGCACGCGCCACACACCGCCAAGACCGTTTATTCTGCCGACTTGGATAATGATGAAGGAGCGCACTCAAAAAACGATTGTAGAGGGCTTAAAAGCCAAAATCAAACGCCTAAAAAAAGTATAATGAACGTTCAAGGCCCAATCCGAAAAATAATAGCAGATAATACCGACGCGTTCGCCATCTTTGGTACGCGCGTTTATCCGGTAGTCGCGCCGCAAAACGCCGCGCTTCCATTCGCTGTTGTTACGGTAGTAGGCTCTAATCCAGCGCATAATAAAAGCGCAGCGAGTTGGGTAGATAACGTTTTAATTGAAGTTGCAATTTGGGGAGTATCATTCGATGAAACGCGGCAAGCGGAGGAAGCGTTTAGACGCGCGATAGATTTTTTTCGCGGCGATGTTACTTTTCAACTTGAACTAACTGCAATAGATGGAATAAGGTACGAACAAGTTAGGCAAATTTACGACAACGATTCCGGCTATCATTGCCACATTGCGCAATATACGGTTAGGATTAATCGACAAAATCAGGTCGGCCCGCCATTGCCGGTTAAGGGCTTGTTTTTTCGCGATGACAGTGAAGCGATTGCCGACGGATTAAATGTTGGCGATCTTTACTTTTTAACACAAGACAATTACTACGGTATGCCTTATGGCATTCTTAAAATGATAGGATAATGAGATACCTTTTAATAATTGCCGCGCTTTTTTGCAGTTTACAGCAAATTTTCGCACAAAATAACATTACATACGGCGCCGGCATCAGCTATACCAACGGCGCGCCTTCATTTGTGCCTCCCGCCCGCACTTCGAGAGTCGCTATTGACACTATCACAGGCAAATGGTATCACTTTAACACTCCGGGCGGATGGCAGCTACTTGGAAACACGATTGAAGAAATTGCAGGATGCACAACACCGGCATACACTCCCACAAAGGGCGATAGTAAGGTAGTAATTAATAATTGTACGACTCCAGAGGTTTATTTTTATAACGGATCTACTTGGGTTCAAATTGGCGGTGGCTCTACTTTGGTCGCCGGCGAAGGAATCCGCATCCAAAATGATAGCATCATTCTTGACAGCCTTTATACGCTAAGATTTCGCACAGGCAGCGCCACCGATGGCGAAGCAGGCCGACTCACGTGGGATGCAAATGAAGGCACTATTGATGTTGTCCTAAATGCTGGCAGCGTGACCGGCCAAATGTTTGAAGATGTTTTTTTCAACTGCAAAAATCAAACAGGCTCAACGATTACTCGAGGTACGGTTGTAATGGCCGTTGGTACTTTGGGGGCATCGGGCCGTATTTTAATCGCTCCAGCCATTGCCGACGGATCTGTAAACAGCGAATATATACTTGGCACAGCGGCTCAAGATATTGCCAACGGTTCGGATGGCCTGGTATATCACTTCGGTAAAGATCGCGGTTTAAATACAACAGGCGCGAGTTGCGGTGAAACTTGGGCAGATCGTGACGTACTTTACTGCAGCGCAACGACTCCCGGATGCTTAACAAAGGTGTTACCAACCGCGCCTAATTTAAAGGTTCCGGTAGCTTTTGTAATACGCGCAGGTAATAACGGTACACTATTTATCAGGCCTTCCCACTTTCCCGGCCTTAATCAAATAAACGATGTACAACTAACAAGCCCGACCACAGGACAAACGCTAATTTATAACGCGAGTACTGGCGTTTGGTCAAATCAAACTCCAGCAGATCCAAGCAGTACCAACGAGCTGCAAACGCTATCAGTAGCAGCGAACACAGCTACACTTTCAAACGGTGGAGGGTCTGTAACTATTGCGGGTGCTGGCATTAATACAGTAGGCACAGCAGGTACTACTATTACGGTGACAGGTACGGAGGTAGATGGATCGGTAAGTAACGAGCTGCAAACGCTATCCACCGGAACCAATACTTTAACATTGAGCAACGGAGGCGGTACTGTTACGGTTGATACAGATCCGAATGATGACGTAACAGGGTCAGGAGCGAGCGGGCAAGTATCTTATTTTAATGGAATTAGCACAATAACTTCATCGCCATATTTGGAGTATACTCCAAATAATACAATGAAGATTTATAATCAAACACAGACGAATTTTGCAAGCGGTTTAGAGGTGAGAAAAAGAGGTAATGGCGCAAGTGATCTAAACCCTCCAAATAATGGATCAGAAATTGGATACCATAGCTTTTGGGCTTGGGATGGAACGGCTTATAGACGAGGAGCTTTTGTTTTGGTTACAGCTCGAAACGCCATTTCCTCAGCAAATAGGAGCATGGATTATGGTATTTATACTCCACCAATAAACACTACAAACCATGTTTCAAGGTTGTTAATAAATGGAAATAATATAACCAATTATATTAACGCTTCACATATATTTACGTCAGTAGGAACTACCTCCTCCACTTGGACAGCGCAATTCCACAATAGCGCAGGCAACAACAATGCGTTTATGATTCGTGACGATGGTAATATTGGGGTGAGAACCAACGCGCCAACCGACCTAATTGACATTAATGGCGCTAACGGCTACTCTCAACTGCGCCTACGCACAGCCTACACTCCAACCGGCACAGCCGACGCGAACGGCAACACTGGCGACGTTGCTTGGGATGCAGATTATATTTACATTAAAACCGCAGCGGGCTGGAAGCGCAGCGCACTATCAACTTTCTAAAAAATATATACAATGAAAAATACATTAATATTTACTCTACTATTAACAGCGCTACAAATACAAGCGCAAACAATAATAACAGACACCACCTTCATCACGCCAACCGCGCAGGGGTTATACCTTACGCATTTGACGATTGATGACACCGGTAAGCGCACTCAAACAGATGTACCCATTACAGATACCGTACAACAGGTGCAAGCGCTCAGGCAGTTGTCAAGCCAAGAGATAGGCAGGCGGGTAGCGGATATGCGCGTGGTTCAGAAATACCGAGCCGAAATAGGAGGGATGATCCGAGATGGTAATCAAATAGAAAGCGCTTACGGTGTAATTTTGTTCGACACCACAGGCCAAAAAGATTTAACGCTACAAACGTGGGCACTTAAAGGTTACACCCAACAAACGACTATCTTTTTTCGAGTGGTTAAAGTGCAGGGTTTAGACCGCTTGCAGTGGTCGTTTACAAAGGCCACCGGCACTTGGAAGCGCGCCTATTATTCGCCGGGCTACCTTCGCCTAACGGAGTGGGATAGTGAAGGGTTTATTGAGTTTTTCCAAAATGGAAACAACTGGTATTCATTGGGTACGGATTATGCGATCCGGCCCGCAACAGTGGTAAAGCGATGATAGAGTTTTCAAAGTACGCGCTTTTTGGAATTTTTGCCGGTTTTGGATTTATGGCCGGCATGGTTTGCTTTACGTGGATTGAAGACAATTTTAAGCGACCGAAAAAAAGATTTTAAGACAAATACCCACATAAACAAATGCAACAACTATACGACCTCTTCGCCGCTAAACTAAAAGATCAAGGACTTTCGGTAATATTTTTCGTTGGTTCTACTTGGTTCTTTTTCAATATGTGGGGATCGACTGAAAAAAAGTTGGAATCCAAAATCGAAGACTTAAACGCGCTTTTGGTTAATTGCGATCGAGAGCGTAAAGATTTGGCCGTTGAGGTCGCTAAAATGCAAGAACGCTTAAACGCTATTCAACTTAAAAAGTAATGGACAGATACCAATTTATTAAACAATGGGTAGATCAGTCAGCAGG